TGCCAATCAAAGCCACTATCATCTCGCGCCTTCTTTCTGTTCGCCTTGTAATATGGGAACACTTGCTTACGCCAATACTTTTTATTGTCGCAGGCAATCACAAGCTGGCCAAACTCCTTACCAAACTTGTTCTTATATGAACGCAATGCATTCACAATCATGTGGCGAATCAATGGCGCACTAATTTCTGCATCAGTGCGTCCACGAAGCTCCGCCATCAAGGTGCTGATTGCTGTTTGACTATAATCAACTATTATCATCGGTTTCCTCATCAGGCCAATCCCACTTAAACTTCTTCAAGTTGGCATCCAACTCACCAGCACGAACCAACTCCTCGAACGTGTCAAATAGAATTTCAAACTTTACATGATACAACTGCTTTAAGCCGAGTAGCATGTTCAACAAGGCATCTTGATCCTTGGCATCAAGATTTATCTGACCAGCAAAATGTGCCACAGAATCAATGTCATCGGTCACTCGCCAGCAGTTCATGATTTCCTGCTCTAAATCAAATCTATCCTTGGGCTTCATTAGTCAATCCTCACAATAAGTAGGTCAGTAGTGGTACGTCCCTTCAACTCCTTACACTTCGCCTTGATGCCGTCAAACCAATTCACGGTCTGATTCTTTCGCAGCTTCATCACCTCAGCCAGCTGTTCCTCAGGCTTGCGAAGAATCTTCTCACACGTGGTGCCAAATCCATAAATCTTGGGACCCTTCACATACAAACTATCCTTCACCTCAGCCTCATAATATCCCAGACGGCGCTTCTTGGTGTCATACACCCAGACCATGTTGGCACCAATGATGTCCACAGGATTGCAGGACTTGATGCCTTCATGCTCCGCCTTGAAACGAATCTTGCTAGCCATCTTCTTCTTGTCCACAGGCTTTTTCTTGCGAATCCTTGAGGACTTCACCTTGGTCTGCTCCTGAGAGATGCGAGCCATCACCTCAGAGAAAACATCAATAATCTTTTTAAAGTTTCTCTTGCCCACATAGGCATATCCTTCCACAAGCTGGTCATCCTCACCTGCATAAGCAGAATGCCACTCAGCCAGATTTCTACGAAGATACTGCTGAATCAACTTCAGCTGAGGACCCTTGAAATTCTGTGTGAGAATCTTACCAGCCAATTCATCTGAAGAAGGAAGAACACCATCAAAGGCATCATCCACGTGACCATCAAGGTCTGCCAAGATGGAAGATACTTGTGCACGAATTCTATCCTGAATGTTAGGACGATTCACCGTAGGAGTAGCTCCATTAACCGGCGTGTGCGCCTTGGTCTCCATCATGCCAGTAAACTCCATGACGTAGTTCCGAATGTGCTGACTATCAGATGCTGACAACGGGAATCCCTGAAGCTGCATCCTTGCCAAAGCACACACGGTGGAGCGAATACGACCATGATTCCGCCATGAAGCAATATCCTTCTTGGCAGTATTCGGCCGATACTCACGGATCCATTGTTCCATGTACTTCATGTAATCTTTCTCATTAGCACAATAGTTATGCCAATTCAAACCACGAAGCATTTCAGAATTATAATTCTTCACAGCACCTTCCCAAGTCGGTTCCTCAGAAATGATGGAAGTTTCCGACGCCGGGGGAAGAACCAGATGAAGATTAGCCATTATAAACCTCTTTGTCAAGGAGAGAAATCTTGCTAATGCTATCCCAGCGGAACGAACGCCACGCTCCCTTCTCCATGTCCCAGACCGGACAACTATCCGGACTGTGCTTACGCTGCGACTCGGTTACTTCCTGTGCCGGAAGAAAGTCAGGAGAGAGTGTGCACTTCATGTCTCGGATTGTTCCGTCCGCCTTTGTGAACGTGACGGTAACCACAGCATTTCGCAGAAGATTGCGAATACCTTCCTTCGTGATGCCATCCATACAGCCTCCATGTGTTAGAGTATGTATGAAATATAACGATTTTATCTGTTTTTGTCAAGTCCCACTAAGTGCTTATATTTCAATCACTTACCCTTGGGGGATTTCACAATACGGAACCAACTTCCAGGATTCCAATCCATTTCCATATTTGTGGTGTTCTCCACTTTTGTGGCAGGTTCCGACTTGTTCAATGCCTCAGCAAAATTCTTTGTGGGTGGTATCACCGTCTTTTCTACTTCCTTTTTCATGGACATATTGGCGGCAATCACCATGAGAATTGCCAATGGGTCAAACACAAAGATTAACAACAACACAAGTAACCGAACTGCCTTGTCAATGGTGTTGGTATCATCAGCACCATATACTAACTGTGCCACATATTTAATGGGTCCTACTTCTGTTTCCAACTTTCTTTGCCCCAGATTCAATTCTGCCTTTTGTTTCTTTAATTCAGCAATCTTTTGATTGCTTGTGGCAATTGTAGAATTTAAATCTGTACGTTCCCGGCGTTGACTGTTACGAACTTGAATGGCACGTTCAACCCGACTACTATCATTTAAGTTACTAACTGCTTTGTCTAATTGTTGTAACGTGGTGCGTGACACGTTCACGTTGTCTTGTTCGATGGATATTTGTGCATCTAGCAAGGAGATTTGTTCCGAGTTGGCATCCAATCCTTCTGTGCCTTCAGCATAGGCGCGTGTGAGATATCCGAAAACACCTATGCTAGTAATGAAACTTAGCACTACAATGGCGGAAATGAAATATGTTCGCATCAAGATGTTTGTCTTGGTCCAGAAACGATATATCCAAGATGCTGCCACCAGCTTGCCTAATTCTAAAGCACTACCCATTAATCCTACAGCCACAGGTGCGCCAGGGAAAATGGCTATGAGGCCAGCAATGGAAAACCATGCCGCCACAGAACTAATGAATAATGCAGAAAAAAGAGTGAGTAGTATCATTTTAAATGTTTTCTATGAACCTTACACATGATCCAATCATTATAAAATTTATCTGGGTTCTCTAACACACCATACTGGAATTGAAGCTTTGCCTCAAGATAATTGCACCTTCCTTTGTTGGCACACAAATGCAATATCTCACGTTGGAAATGTTCTCCTCCGATGGTAGCAATATCGTGAAGAAGTTCTTTGTTACTTCCGTAGTAGTCTCGCCAGTCGGACTCCACTCGAACTCGCTTTCGCTTTCCTTTAACGGATTTTCTTCGAGCAAATGTGAATAGTTTCTTTCCAATGTACTGGCGTCCTGTCTGAAGGTTAGTGATTCGATATACGAATCCAATGATGTTGTCAGGAACTTCAGTAAATTCTTTATCTTCATATAACCACATAATCTAGTCCTCATAATGACTAGATTATTTATGAAACTCTTTGACCTCAATTTTATTGTCATAATCAATTACTATTGCCGTCATGTTCTCTACCCAGTCACCTGAATTCACATAATGAATGCCGGCAATTTGTCTATCTTCTGGTTTATGAATATGACCACAGATGACACCTGAGCAATTGTTTTGTCGTGCAAGATTGGCAGCACCCACCTCAAAATCTGTGATGTAATTCACGGCCGCCTTTACGCCATTCTTAATGTCTTTTGAGATGGAGTAGTAAGGCAATCCCCGCCATGCTCGCCATTTGTTATACCAGGTGTTTAAACGAAGCGCCAGTTCATACCCACTTGCTCCAATCTGTGCAATCCATTTCCACTTGGCTACGAATACGTCAAGAACATCTCCGTGGAAGATGAAATATTTCTTTCCTTCACCCAAGTCGAGGATGTAGTTTTCTTCCACCTGCAACTTACCAAGATGCATATGCATGAATTCATGCAAGAACTCATCGTGATTGCCACGAATCCAGACTACAGGTATCTTTCTGGAAATGTCCAGTATCTTTGAGATGACCTTCGTGTGTTTTGCTCTCCATCTAACACCACGGGACAATGCCCATCCATCCACAAAGTCACCATTGATGATTAAAATATCTGTGTGATGATTTTCCAAAAATTTCAAAAATTCCACGGCTTTACAATCTTCTGTCCCTAAATGAACATCAGATACAATGATGGCTTTGTAATGTTTCATATCAATCCCAATAGTTCACTTTGGCTTTTTCAAAGTGCTTTAGATTGTTTCTGTTGAAGAAGTTCACTGTCATATACCACATCATTCCTAAATATCCCAACTTCTTGAATCTGCGTTCATCTTGTCCAAAGTGATGATGTAATATCGCAAACTTTTTCGAGTCATACTGTTTACTCAAAATATAATCTTCTGACGTTTCATACTTGTTTGGGAACCCACCCAACATTTCAAACTGATACCGACGAGTCAAAAAGAATGCACCGATGGCAAATGGTGTTTTCTTGGTCATGATTTGATTGATGATGTTGAATGCACTGAAAAAGAATGATGCTCTCCAATCTTTGCCATAGTTTTTGATATTTGCAGTTAATAGATCCAACTCATGAAAATCCATCATATGTACTGCATCAAAAATTGTCATTTGATTGAAGAAACGAACATCGGCATCTAAAAATAGAATATATGGGGTAGTGACTAATTTTGCGCCGTTATTCCGTCCAACCGATACTGGTCCGCCTTTGATGACCTCGATATTGAGTTCATCCTTATAGGTGTTTATAAGAGGGACAGTAGCATCGGTACTATCGGCATCTGCGATAAGGATGCGGACATCTCTAATACCGTATTGTTGAGACAAATCTTCCAATAAAGGAACAATGTAGTTTTCTTCATTCTTGCATGGGATAACAATGGTGAGCAAATCTTTCATTTAATCTCCGGGACAGATATTTTGGAATAACGATTTTTTTCTTTGTATTTTTCCTTGCCAGGTATTTCACCACGATGATAAAATCCTTGATAATTTTGAAGATTTTCTGACCTAGATTTACTCCAACTTTTCAAATCATGTTTTAATTGTTCATTCATATCATGTCCATGTTTTACTTCTACTTCTATATCATCAAAAACATTTATTTGAATAGGGAATATTTGAGCAATCACATCTCCCTCATTCACAGTTACCGGCACATTAATTTCTTGTATTTTCCAGTTCAAGGTGAATGGATATGGTAACCAATAAGTTTCAACAATACCTGTTAGTGCAGTTACATTCTTAGTTATTGTATTTGCTGGAGAGGACACAAATAAAGCATATGGAAATTCAGTTTTAAAAAACCAGCCTGGTTGCCAAGTTAAGATACCTCCCCCAAAATGATTGGAAGGTAGTACTGCCTTGCCATCGGATTGAAAAACAACTCCTTCACCATTCCACGTCACAGTGAATGAAGATGGGGAACGAAATTCCCATCCATATCCATTAGCTACTGTCAAAGGATTGCATCTATAAGAATTTTTATTCTCATCCATCCATTGCCTTTTTAAACTAGATGGGAATAAAGGTAA